GTACCATTAGACGCTAATGATCCAGGTGGTGAACACGAATGAGTTTAAAGTTAGTAAAATATAAAAAGAAAGATTGGCAGAATGTTGCTGATTGTATTAGAAGTGACCAAGTGCCAGCATATGATATACAATTAATATTTGATACAAATAAAGATTTTTATAAATGGTATAAAAAGAAATATTTAAATAATGCAAATAAATGAACTATTAATCGATCAGATTAAACAACAAACACTTGATAAAGATGTTGCTGTTTTATTATCTGGTGGTGTGGATAGTTTATCAGTTGCTTTTGCCGCTAATCGTATAGGTTTAAATATTACAGCATATACCTTTCATTTAAAAGGTCAAAAAAGTTACGATGCAGAAAAGGCAGTAGAAGTTTCAAAACAATTTGGTTGGAACTATCAAGTTATAGAAGTACCAATAGATAACTTAGAAGAAGATTTTAAAAGACTTGCAAAAGAAATACTATGTAAAAAGAAAACACATTTTGAATGTTGTTTTCCATTTCTTTACGTCTATCCACAAATAAAAGAAAGAGCTGTACTAACAGGTTGGGCAGCAGATGGATATTATGGTATTAGTAAAAAAGCAATCTTACATTATACAAAAGGTAAAACAAAAGCAAAGTTTGATGAATTTAGAGATATTTACTTTGATATTAAAAATCAAGCTGGATTTCAATGGCACGAGAGAATTGCTAGAAACAATAATAAACAAGTCATTGCACCATATCTATCGTTACCAGTAAAAGAATTTTTTTATAATAAAGATTGGTATGAACTAAATGAGCCTTTTCAAAAACATCACGTTGTTACAGCATTTGACGAATTTAAAAAGTTTACATTTAAGAAACATATTAATTTACAACTTGGAGCTGGTGTAGATAAATTATTTGAAACATTGATTGACAGTAAAACAATTAATGTAAAAAATAGAAAAAGAGTTATGGACATATGTAGAGATTGGTCTACGCAATATGAAAGTTTAGCAATATTACCTATATGATTTTAGTAGATTTAAACCAAGTATTAATTTCAAACCTAATGGCGCAAACAAGAGGTAATCTAAATGAGATACCTAACAAAGATATGATACGTCATATGGTTTTAAATTCGTTAAGAGGTTATAATTTAAAGTTTAAAGATGAATATGGAACGCAAGTGTTGTGTGCCGATGGTTCCAATTCTTGGCGTAGAGATTTCTTTCCATTTTATAAACACGCTAGAAAAAAAGGTAGAGCTGAATCAAGTAGAGATTGGGATCAAGTTTTTAAAACAATTGGTGAGATTAGAGATGAGATTGCACAAAACTTTCCTTATATGGTTTTACATATAGAAAAAGTTGAAGCAGATGATATTATAGCTGTGCTAGTAAAAGAGTTTCACTCAAAAGAAAAAATAATGATTGTGTCTGGTGATAAAGATTTTATACAATTACAAAAATATTCTAATGTAAAACAATATGCACCTATATTAAAGAAATTTATAGACGATAAGGACCCTAGAAAGTTTTTACACGAACAAATTATAAAAGGTGATAGATCAGACGGAATACCTAACATATTAAGTCCAGATGACATATTTACAACAGGCGAAAAACAAAGACCTATAAATAAAAAGAGATTAGAGGAATGGAAAAACATTGAAAACCTACCTCTAGGTTCAGAAACTAAGAAGTATTATGAACGAAATAAGAAATTGATCGACCTGGAAGAGATTCCTGGTCTTATATATAATGATATACTAAGTAAGTATAAAACCTATGTTGTACCAAACAGATCGCTACTGTTAACGTACTTTATAGAGAACAAATTGAAATCATTGATTGAAAATATAAATGATTTTTGAAAACATACGTATGGAGATATAAAATGGCAGAAACAAATCCTCACTTAATTCCAAAGAAAAATATGGAAACCATTGCCAGTACAAGAGGTAGTGGAAGACCTTTGGTAAGTGAAATTTTTACAAAAATAAACAACGCAAAAGATAAACCTAAAAAGATTGAAGTTTTAAGACGGTACGATACTTCTGCTTTAAGACAAATACTTAAAGGTGCTTTTGATCCAAAAATAGAATGGGACTTACCACCAGGAATACCACCGTTTATGGAAAACGATGCTCCAATTGGTACAGAACATACTCTTTTAGAGAATGAATCAAAACGTCTATGGCACTTTGTAAAAGGTGCAGATCCTAAACTAAACAAGTTAAGAAAAGAAACTTTGTTTATACAAGTGTTAGAAGGTTTACATAAAGACGAAGCGCATGTTTTATTAGATGTAAAGAATAAAACACTTAACAAAACATACAAAGGATTAACCGCTGATATGGTTAAAGAAGCCTTTGGTTGGAATGATAATTTCGTTAAACCATAACGAATCATAAAATAAAGGGTGATACATACAAATGTTCACCCTTTGTTCTTTAAAAAACCCTTTAATTTATTACCTTTTTTAATTAAAATACCTGTTGACAAACCACTTTTTTTAGTGTATATTATAAATATAAACTAATAGAGAGGATATATTATGAGATACTTGATAACATTAACAACTATATTAGGTACGCTATTTGCGTTTTTACTATGGGGATTTAACACAGCAAATGCTAGTGAAGATTATAGTAAGGCTGTAGTAGGACACGTTATACAATCAAAAGTAAATGGTACTAACGTTGATGTAAGTAAACTATTTGAACAAGAAATGGAAAAGGTTGCACATCAATTTACCTTGGATATGATTGTTGTAATGCAAAAATACTTACCTGCTATGTTAGATGGTCTTGCCGCAGATTTGAGACTTAAAGCTGATGCTGAATATAAGTGTCAATTATTAGATAATACAAAAATAAAAGACGATTGTAAATAATTTAGTAGTATCACATTATGGATATTATATGGTATGAATATGTTATCATCTTTATCATAATGATGATTATATTATATTTTAAAACATAAAAGGAGTTTAAATGTCAGATAAAAAATTAAAAGTAAAAAAACTTTTAAAGAAAGAATTATCTGTCAAGTCAGAATATAAAACTACCTATACAGATATTAAGAAATATTTTAAAATGATTAACGAAACAGTATTTGAAAAAAAACTATCTCCCTTTAACATTATTGAGATAAAACAAATAAGAGATAGAAAAAAGTATTGTTATGGTTACGTTGAGGTATTGGAGTGGAAACGAAAAGGAACTAGAGTTTATAGACTTCAGATGCAACCATATTATAAAAACAAGAAAGATTTTGTGAATACTTTAGGTCACGAAATGGTACACCTATATCAAATGGCAAATTTAGGTGATACTGGTAATCACAATAAACTATTTTATAGTTTTGGTCCTAAACTTAATGAGATAGGATTGAACTTATAAAGAAAGAAAGATATATTATGAATGATGTGAGAAAAAAAAGTAAAGAACTAGATCACTATCTAAAAGAGAAGATAAGTGAGGCTATAATACAATTAAGAGAACTAGGTAAACCCTCAAACAAATCTGGTACTGATATACTTTATTATACAGGTAATTGGGCAAAAGACATTTACGATAATTATACAGAAAAACAAGCTGAAAAAATATTTAAAAATGTCGAAAAACTAAAAAAAGGATTGCTTTTATATCAAGTAAAGTTATCGTCTTTTAAAGATAATGAGGGAGAGATATGGTCAGGTTATGATTACTACGCCAAAAAAATATAAATCACATAGTAAGTTAAAAATTATACTTGCAATAATATTTTTTCATATTATATTATTTTCAGCAGGTACTTTCTTTCCAAATCCAATAACAAAACATTATATCAAAAAAGATATAGAAACTTTTTATACAAAATGGGCAAATGAATTAGGTTTACAAGAACCATCTTTTAATTATAACAATGATGTTCAATTTGTTTCTGCTGTTCGTAAATGTGTTGATTGGGTGAACTTTGAAACACCAAGATTTGAACGAGTACCTACAGAAATGATTGTTGCTCAAGCGGCATTAGAGTCTGGTTGGGGAACTAGTAGATTTGCGGTTGAAGGTAATAATCTATTTGGTATAAGAACTTATGATAAAACTGTACCACATATGTTATTAGAAGGTCGTACAAAGTGGAAAGGTTGGGGTGTTAGAGTATTTCCTACAAAATGTCAAGGCGTACAATTTTTTGTAAAACTTTTAAACAATCACCCAGCATACGAGGAGTTTAGAGAAGTTAGAACTAAA